TGTTGATGACACCCTCGATAGTATCTTTAGTAGCGATATGGCTATTGGCAGATATGTTGCACAAAGGGCGGGCATCGGTATCAACGCAGGTCGCATCCGTGGTATCAACAGCAAAATTAGAGGTGGTGAAGTCCAGCACACTGGCGTTGTACCGTTTCTCAAAAAGTTTGAAGCAACTGTCCGATGCTGCACTCAAAATGGCATCCGAGGTGGAAGCGCAACAGTCCACTTCCCAATCTGGCACAAAGAAATAGAAGATATTATTGTACTCAAGAACAATAAAGGAACCGAAGATAATAGGGTCCGTAAGCTAGATTACAGCATTCAAATCTCCAAACTTTTCTATGCGAGATTCATCCAAGATAGAGAGATTTCCCTCTTCTCTCCACACGACGTTCCTGGTCTGTATGATGCTTTTGGCACTGATCGATTTGACGACTTATATGAGTCTTATGAACGAGATCAGTCTCTTCCAAGAAAGACTGTCAGAGCTCAAGAACTCTTTCTGGATCTTTTAAAGGAGAGAGCAGAGACTGGTCGCATCTACATTATGAATATTGACCACTGCAACTCTCACTCTTCCTTTAAGGATAAGGTGAACATGTCCAACCTGTGTCAGGAGATTACTCTTCCTACAGATCCTATCAATCATATCGATGATGCTGATGGTGAGATCGCCCTTTGTATCTTGTCTGCCATCAACGTTGGAAAGATCAATCACCTCAGTGAGATGGAAGAACTCTGTGATCTTACTGTAAGAGGATTGGAAGAGTTGATTGACTATCAGGAGTATCCTGTTGCAGCAGCACGCCGTAGCACCCTTGCAAGGCGCTCCTTGGGTGTTGGATACATCGGTCTGGCACATTACCTAGCCAAGCACAAAATTAAGTATGATGATATTGTAGCTCGCACTGAGGTACATAAACTCACTGAAGCATTCCAATATAATCTTCTCAAAGCATCTAATCAGATTGCTAAAGAGAAAGGTGCATGTGAAGCATTTAATCGCACGAAGTATGCCGATGGTATTCTTCCTATCGATACATACAAGAAGGACGTTGACGAATTAGTAGCACCTGCTTATTTCTATGACTGGGAATCTCTTAGGGCATCTATCATGGAACACGGACTGCGACACAGCACACTGTCCGCACAGATGCCATCGGAAAGCAGTTCCGTGGTGTCAAATGCAACAAACGGAATTGAACCTCCTAGAGACTACCTGTCCATTAAGAAGTCGAAGAAGGGTCCGCTTAAGCAGATTGTTCCTCAGTACCAAACACTTAAGAACAATTACACGCTTCTTTGGGATATGCCTAGCAATACTGGGTATATTAATATTGTCGCTATTATGCAGAAGTTCTTCGATCAAGCGATTTCTGGAAACTGGTCCTATAATCCAGAGAATTATCCAGATAATGAAGTTCCTACTTCGGTAATGGCACAAGACCTTTTGAATACATATAAGTACGGCTGGAAGACCAGCTACTATCAGAACACCTACGACGCTAAAAAAGATGCTGATGAAGACATAGATTCCAAGAGATCTCAGTTAGAAGCACTTATCGCTGAGATTGAAACCGCTGATGATGATTGTGAGTCCTGTAAGATCTGAGAACCAAATGGAATTTTTAACTGCTCTACCAAAACCAAATATTCAAGGCATGACGGTATTTAATACCAAGCAAGTCAACATCAAAAAACAACCTATGTTCTTTGGTGCTCCTCTCGGATTACAAAGATACGATAACTACAAATATCCAATCTTCGACAAACTAACAACACAACAACTGGGTTATTTCTGGAGACCTGAAGAGGTCTCCCTTCAAAAAGATAGAGCAGACTATCAGACTCTTACTAAGGAACAAAAGCATATCTTCACCAGTAACCTGAAGTATCAGGTAATGTTAGATTCAGTTCAGGGTCGTGGACCTGGCATGGCATTCTCACCTTACTGTTCTCTTCCTGAACTGGAGGGTGCCATGGGAGTGTGGGAATTTATGGAGCAAATCCATTCCCGTTCTTACACCTACATCATCAAGAATGTCTACTCAGATCCTGCAGAGGTCTTTGATGCAATTCTTGATGATGAAAAGATTTTAAACCGTGCAGCTACGGTGACTTCCTCCTATAATGATCTCATCAACGCTGCCCAAAATTATGGTACAAGCAACGATTGGATCTTCGCACAGGAAAATGTCCCCACAGCAAAAGAAAGTCTCAAAGACCTCAAGAGGAAACTCTACAGAGCAGTTGTCAACGTCAACATTCTTGAAGGAATTAGGTTCTATGTCTCCTTTGCTTGCTCGTTTGCGTTTGGTGAGCTCAAACTTATGGAGGGATCCGCTAAAATTATCTCTCTCATCGCAAGAGACGAAAACCAGCATCTTGTCCTTACTCAAAACATCATCAAAAACTGGCATCAAGGCGACGATCCAGACATGCTGGAAATCGCTGCGGAGGAAAGAGAGAATGTGATTCAGATGTTCAAAAATGCTGTGGATGAAGAAAGATCCTGGGCAGAATATCTGTTCAAAGATGGTTCCATGATCGGTCTTAATGACAAGCTTCTTACTCAGTATGTTGAGTGGGTTGCTAACCGTCGAATGAAAGCGATTGGATTTGATCCTATCTATCATGTCTCTGCTAATAACAATCCTCTTCCTTGGACACAGTATTGGTTGAACTCTAAGGGTCAGCAAAACGCACCACAAGAAACGGAGATCGAAAGTTATGTCATCGGAGGAATCAAACAAGACATCACCTCAAATTCCTTCAGTGGGTTTGAACTTTGAGATTGTCTTAGACAAAGAAAAAGAAACTGACATACAGAAAATTAAGAGGTGGATTCGAAAACAGAAACCACCTCTGAATATAATTCTTGAGTACCTCTTTTCCTATGTGGAGAAGTGGTACTTTGATGCTAAGATTGAAGCTACGATGCAAGACGTTGATCGTCAAGCGGAGGAAATTAAAAAGCAGTGGGAGGAAGAAGATGAGCGAAATCGACCCAAAGCAGAGATCGTGGAGGAGGGACTATTTGGCGAGGAAGGCTGGTCTATCAGCATTTCAAATCCAGTTGTTGAACGAGGGTCCGAAGCAACTGACGGACGCATGGGCTCTGGGAGCGATGAGAAGGGACTGGGAACTTCACTTCCAGACCCATGGAAAGATTGATTCTTAAATCATTATTAAATTTGTATAGTTTTATACGAAACTATGCTAATATATACTCTACGTTCATCCCTATGGGACGGAAGTAAGCCGACTCGGAACGGATCGTTCATCTATGGAAGCACTCATTCTAACTTGCTTACAAGCACAATTAATTGCTGGGAGAATTCACAAACAGGACATTCCCATTCAAGTAAAGAATGATTTAATCTGGGAGATCAGACAGATCTCTCCAAAAACGTGCAAAGTAGACGCAAAAGCCGACTGAAGGAACGCTCTTTAGCCTCAAAATTAAGGAGAAACCTAATGTCAAAAGTAGTATACCGTGGCGTTGAATACGATACCGAAAAGCGTATCGCCTATCAACAGCAAATGCAACAACAACCTCAACAATACAATGAGACCTACCGTGGGGTCAAATTTGTAAAAGAGGGGACCAAGGGATGACAGCAACCTATCGTGGTGTTAAGTATAATACTCACACTCCAAAACTAGAGTACCGTAAGTGGTATTCGGAAACACATGCTCCATCTCATCCACCAAATAAGTATCGTGGTATTTCCTATCGTCCATGTAACAATTGGAACTGGGAGGAAGTAAAATGAATTGGTTGGATGTAATTCGCAAGCAAATCATCAAGCAAAGAAAACTTCAAGAAGCACAACTCTATATTGCAACTTTGGGATGAAACTGTTGATTCAGTTATTAGTTTTAACTAGAATGATTACTAATGACGGCATATTTACAGAGCAAAGGAAATTTCCAATAAGGAAAGAACCTCCAGAGATACGAAGAGTTGTAAGGAGAAAAGGTAAAAAACACTTTAAAAACTTTTAAAATATATTCCCCGCTACATATAGTAGTCGGGGAATTTTTTATGGAAAAAAGACGCCTGAAGCAATTGATAGAAGAACTAGAAGATGTAATTGCTGAGTTGAAGGTAGAAGTATATGCAGATGTAGATAGCTATAAAGCAGATCCTGGTTATTTTAGTGAAGATGATGATGATGGATATCCTGATTGACTATGAAAACCCTTGGACCTATAACGGAAAAGTTTTTGGTTCAGATGATATTCAAGATTATTTTGGTTTTGTATATCTTATTACTTGCAGTGAAACTGATCGTAAATATATTGGTCGAAAGTATTTCTGGAGTTACCGCACACCAAGAGGAAAATCTAGAAAGGTTAAGTCAGAGTCTGATTGGAAAAAATATTACGGATCCTGTCCAGAGCTCAAAGATGATGTCAAGAAGTACGGAAGGCAACACTTCAAACGACAGATCATAAGCCTACATAAAACAAAAGGTTCTTGCAATTACGAAGAAACTAAACAACTGTTCCTAAATAATGTATTGATAGAAGAGTTGAACGGTGCTCCTGCATTCTACAACTCAAACATTCTCGGTAGATACATGAGGAAAGACTACTATGGAAAGTCGTCCAGCTAATATACAAAAGTTGGTTGATGACTTGGTGCAGTGGTCGGGTGACAGAATGGAATATTTAAATCAAGTAGGAAGAACGGAAGACCTATATGCCATCTATGAGGAGTGGTGGGAATGGATAGAGAGCCCAAAAATTTGTCCAGTTGTCGTACTGGAACAACAACCGCCAGGACAAGCTTGACATAGGCACTTTGGTCCTGGTATACTTAACAAGTTCAAAGGACAGGACCATGACAACCATCGAAAGAACGAAAACTGAAGATGACATCATCGATCTGATCCACACCCTTGTTTCAGAAGGTGAAGTTCAAAAAGCAATTGAGCTTTATAGGAACTTTAAGGGTAAGATTGAACAGGGTCCAGTATACATAGAGTACTGACTCTTCCTGACTCAGTAGCTCAGTGGATAGAGCAACTGCCTTCTAAGCAGTCGGTCGTTGGTTCGACCCCAACCTGAGTCGCCAGGGCGATTGGCACAGCGGTAGCGCGTCTCCCTTACAAGGAGAGGGTCACTGGTTCGAATCCAGTATCGCCCATCGGAGGTTAGATATGAAACGATCTGATATTGATAAACTATACAATTGGGCAATAGAACAAGACTTTCCTCTCCGTAAAGCCCCAACCTCAGTTGGATATTCAAATCAAGATATCTATTTTTGTTGGTTGAAAGGGCATGGAAAGGCTTGGAGTGGAGTTCGGGAAAGTGTAGTCACTGAACCCGAAATAGTGGACATACTTGATTCTGATGAGATTTTATTTGCAACCATTTCATGTTTCCTTCCTGGAACTGAGCTTGGTCCTCACAGAGATCCTAATGTTTATGATGGTAAGAAGTATAGGAGGATACAAATTCCTTTACTAGTTCATCCTACAGATTGTTATATGGTTTGGCAAGGTGAAAAGAAATACTGGCAACCTGGTAAACCAGAAATATATGACGTTATGGATTACGTTCATGAAGGTTACAATTTTTCAGACGACGATATGATTTTTATGTTTATAGATATAGAGAAGAACGATGTTAACAGTACGTTGCAAGAGATGTAACACCACGCTTACATCTAGACATGCTTATGATTTCCAAATTTGCACCTGCGACAATCAAACTTATGTTAAGGGAGATGTTATCGGTGGGAGAGACCTGAAACAGATTATCCAAATTGGTCAACCGAAAGATACTGACAAGCTTGGAATTGGAAAGGAAGAACAGAGAAAACGAACAACCAAACTTAGTGATGTTCAAATCAAATGAATGTTAAATCTTACGATCAAATTATAGATTCTTATACTTGTGGATTTCTAAAACATGAGTGTAAACAAATAGAAGAATATAATTTGGTAGGAAACCACTGGGTAGGTCTCTATGACGACCCAGTGAATAGCCTTGAGAAGTATGTCCAGGATTCTTTCGACATGTATTTGGCTGATCAGTTTCCTACTGCAATAGGATTTGAATGGTGGTTCCATTCATATGATGACGAAGATAAATTCTTACCATTTCATGTAGATTGTGATGAATACATACGGAAGAATGATGGTAGATATGTTCTACCGTTAATATCTACGGTAACGTATTTAAATCTTCACAGATCACCAACTATAGTCTTAGACATGGCTCAGTTTGGTGAAGACATTATGCAATTTGAACCTAGAAAACCAACCGAAGTTACCTACTCAGTTCCTGGAGAAGGTAAGTTTTTTACTTTTGATTCTAGATATATCCATGGTGTTCAGGATGGTAATATAGATCGTTATACTTTAATGTATAACGTTTGGCATTATAGACCAGAGACTTTAATGAGAACGGACTTTCGTTCTTCCGTCAAGGACTCCCAGTTTTTTAAATGTGAAGCTGAGGATCCGAAACTTTATCTCGGTCAGCTTCGATGCCCTTGCCAAACTTCTTATAATGGTGTAGAATTTGAGTTGAAAGTCCCAAGGATCATGAACTACCATGAGACTTGGATTGTCAAAAATTAAATGGAAACGAAGTCTTCGGTCTCGGTGGTAAAGTGAAAGTTCGTTATAGTTTCTGATAGGTTATGAGAAAGATTACACAGTTCTGGAAAAACAGACCACGTACCCGAAAGGGGTGGATTGATTTATATGTCTCTTATTTGAAAAAAATACCACCTAGACATTACTTTCCAATCTTTGTAATTCTTTCTCTTTACTTCGTTGTTCCTTACAGTGAGTTTGTAGTCACTGCACTAGCACCCCTGTACTTCATCTTCGAGAAACAAGTAAGGTGGGCTGCTAGTAAACTACCACTTCCTGATTACTTGAAGTATGGTGGTGCGATTATATTTTTTCTTGTAATGATAGATGATTATCTATTTTACTTTGCTCTTATGGCACTGATTGCCTGGAGTGCAAAACAAGTAAAGAAAAGAGATGA